TGCTTATATAAATGGCGCCCTGAACCACGAAGCTGACATATATCAGCTCCCTGTAGGTTTTTGGCAGACAAATTCAAACAGAAAAGGATTTTACTGGACTAGTGAAGGTATTTATGATATTTCTGGATTGGACTTGTCTGGTGGGGCTTTTATAGTACCCCGTGTATAAAATGTATTATTAATACAAACTGTTTTAGAAATCGGGAACTAATGCCCCCTGTTTCCACCCCAACCCTTGTTTAGAGATTGTAATTTGACAATTTAGACATATAGTCTTCAAATTCAATAAATTTGAATTCTTCATACATCCATCAATATGATATACGGTCAATTGTTCCGTATACTCCGACTTAAAGCCACATTTTTCGCAATGTGGCTTTTTTTTGTACCCAGATAATGCCCATGTAGATTTCACTGGCTTTATTTTCTTGTCATTTCTCAGACAATAGTCACATCTACTTCTGAAATGATAAATGTCATTTTTCATGTAGTTGATTGAGGCTGGACGTTTTAAGCAACTTTGACATATTGGTCTATTATTCATATAGATATTTATCCATACCTTCGCAAAGGTGACTACGCCCCATCAAAAACCGAAATACTAATAAATAGTTTTATATACTTACATAAAGGAATAAAACTATGACATCTTTAATATCACCCGGAGTTTCGGTAACGGTAACTGACCAAACCCAATACGCATCGACTGCGGCAGGTACAATCCCATTTATTGTGGTGGCGACTGCTGAAAACAAGCACAATGCTTCTGGTACACTGGCAGCGTACACAACCAGTGCGACAGCTGGGCATACATTCATTATTTCCAGCCAACGCGAATTGGTGCAATTCTACGGCACGCCTACTTTCCAAGTAGACGCATCAGGTAACCCCTTAAATGCGGACGAAAGAAATGAATACGGCCTAATGGCTGCATACAGTGCACTTGGTGTCGGTAGCCAAGTAGTAATCCAACGAGCAGACGTAGATTTGTCTGAATTGGTTGGCACTAGTATCCGCCCAACCAGTACTCCATCAAATGGCTCAACTTGGCTTGATTTGAATAATACGGATTATGGTATGTATGCATGGTCTAACGAGACTGGGTTCGCATCTATATCTCCGTACCCCATTTCTTCTGTGACCCAGTTGAATGGAGCTGCGCCTTCTAATTCTATCGGAGCAATTGGCGACTATGCCGTTGTCACATACAGCACCAGTAATCCAGTTTATCTGAAACGATATGACAATACATGGGCTGCTGTTGGTAGTGATAATTGGATGCAATCAGTCCCAGCTACTACTGGCTATATTGTCAACGCATCGAACTTAGCCATCGGGCAACATTTCACTATCAATAGTTCTAATGTAACTATGACAGGTACTACTATAACCCAAGCAGCAATAGATATTACTGCGGCTGCCATACAAGGTGTTGTTGCCACTGTTAGTCCACTTGGACAACTTGAAATTCGGATAAATTCGTTGTCTGCTGCTTCTGGTAATATACATATACCAACTGGCACCGTTACTATTGCTGTTGGTACTGGCGCGGATGCTGCGAGAAATCTTGGTATAATAAGCCCACTTGTATCTACTACAACATTTGCTGCACCTGCGATAGCTTATGACACATATATCAATACACCTGCATGGCGTTCTACTGATGCTACCCCAAAACCAGATGGAAGTATTTGGTTAAAGACTACTGCAATTGGCAATGGTGCTAATTGGGGCATCAAACAGTATAACTCAACATTGCACACATGGCAATTGCAAGCAGCACCATTATACAATAGTGACAGTGATGCAATAGCGGCACTTGATTCAGTTGGTGGTGGTAGTCAATTGGCAGTTGGTACTATATATGTCAAATATGACACATTGAATATCAATAAAACCGCTAACCCACAATTGACATTCATGCCATTTATCAAGGAAATTGCTGGTACATTGACTATATCTGGTAAAATCCCTACTGTTCCATTAGTGTTCGTCAATAATGATGCATTTAGAATAACGGTATCTGTACCTGGTGGCGGCAATGATTCTGATGTATCTGCTACTGCCACTATACAAGGCACGACTGCTACTGCATTTGTTCAAGCAGTACAAGCAACGAGACTACCAAATTTGTCTGCGATGATTTCTGCTACTGGTGCGATAACAATCGGACATTTGGCTGGTGGTACAGTTAGATTTGACTATATAACTGGTACACCATTAGTTACTGCTGGTATAACAGCTGGTGCACAAGCATCTTGCGCGCAAAATATACAAATGTTAGTGGCAAATGCAACCTACTTGGCAAGTCCATTTGTCCCATTACAATACATCCAATCAACTGCAACACCATTCTCTAATCCAGTAGATGGTACATTGTGGTATTACAGCAATCCAACAGATGTTGATATCATGATAAATGATGGTACAGGCTGGAAAGGATACCAAAATGTAATCAACGATGCGCGTGGATTCAACTTATCTGCAACAGACCCTATGGGAGTTATTTTCTCTGATGGCTCTGCCCCAGTGGCACAATCTGATAATACTCCATTGGTTTCAGGAGATTTGTGGATTGATACTGGTGATTTGACTAATTTTCCTATGTTATATCGTTATGATGTATCAACAAAATGGTCATTGATTGATAATACTGATGATATTAGCTCTAATGGTATAGTATTTTTGGATGCCAGATGGGCAAATAACGGTACAACTAATCCAATAACCGATGCTCCGACACCTACATCTACATTGCTGCAAAGTAATTATCTTGACCCTGATGCCCCAAATTACCAATTATATCCTCGTGGTGCATTATTATTCAACACACGACGTAGTGGGTTTAATGTTAAACGATTTGAAAGTACAGCATTTGCTAATGCAAACATTGTCCCAACGGTAATTTCAACATGGATTAGTCATAGTGGTGAAAATGGCGCAGGCGTGCCATTTTTTGGCTTCAAGGCACAGCGAAACACCGTAGTAAAAGCAATGAAAGCTGCTGTGGAATCATCTACTGCTATTCGTGAGGAACAATTATTGTTCACATTGATGGCAGCTCCTGGTTATCCAGAATTGATTCAAGATTTGTTCACATTAAATGATGACAGATTGCAAACGGCATTTATCATTGGTGACAGTCCATTAGATTTGGATTCAAGCTCACAATCATTGTCTACTTGGTCTTCTAACCAACGCCTTGCATTGGATAATGGGGAAGATGGGCTAGTATCACATGATGATTATTTGGCAGTATATTACCCAAGTGGATATACCACAGATTTGGCTGGCAACTATATTGTCGTGCCACCGAGTCATATGGCATTGCGTACCTATATTAGAAGTGACAATGTTAGTTATCCTTGGTTTGCTCCTGCTGGGGTCAATCGTGGTACAGTTGACAACGCCACATCTATTGGATTTGTTGACAGAAACAACAACAATACTTTTACCAGTATTGGGGTAACAAATTCATTAAGAGATATATTGTATGCAAATTCAGTCAACCCTATTACTGTATTACCGGGTACTGGACTCGTTGTTTATGGACAAAAAACTCGTGACCCAATTTCTGAATCATTGAACCGTGTAAATGTGGCACGTTTAGTATGTTATTTGCGAACTGTATTAAATCGCGCTGCATTGCCGTATATATTCGAACCCAATGACACGATTACTCGTAAGCAAGTTACACAGGTGTTCACGCAAATTATGAATAGTCTTATAACTACACGAGGCATTACGGATTACTCTGTTGTGTGTGATACATCAAACAACACAGCAGCCATAATTCAACAAAATGAATTATGGATTGATGTAGCAATCGTGCCAATGTATGCAATTGAATTTGTTTACATACCAGTAAGATTGGTCAACCCAGGTTCGCTTTCTTCGAAATAATAGTGGCAGTTAAAGGCGTGAGAAATTGCGCCTTTATTTTAGTTTAATAGTTAAATACATATAAAGGATAACAAAAATGGCAACAGCATCATTACTCAACTTTACGGTACCATTGAGTACCAACCAAAGTGCATCTTCGCAAGGTTTGTTGATGCCAAAATTAAAATTTCGCTTTCGTGCAACATTTATAAATTTTGGCATAAGTCAACCAACCACGGAGATGACAAAACAGGTGAAAGATTTCACCAGACCGCAACTTGCGTTCAACCCTATCGAAATTCCAGTTTATAACAGCCGCGTTTATTTGGCTGGTAAACCAGAATGGTCGGCATGTACCGTCAATCTTCGTGATGATATGGGCGGCTATGTTTCTTCATTAGTTGGACAACAAGTTCAAAAACAATTTGACTTCATGGAACAAGCTAGTGCAAGTTCTGGAATTGATTACAAATTTATGACCATCATAGAAGTATTGGATGGTGGTAATGGTGTATTGACCCCGAATGTACTAGAAACATGGGAATTGGATGGATGTTTCCTTTTGGATGTCAACTATAACAACATGGATTATAGTGCAAATGACCCAATGGAAATTGCATTACAAATCAGATTTGATAATGCTATACAAGGACCAGGTGAAGGTATCGGGTCTTATGTTGGTAGAAGTCTAAACGAAGTTGCAACGGGTTAATCTGTTTCGAACTCACACTAAAAAGCCCAGAAATTTTCTGGGCTTTTTTTTATCATAAATATTACAAACACGGTAATAATAACTATGCATTTTTTAACTATATATCTACAACAGGTAACTATGAGGCACATTTTGTATGTCTGGTGAAACGCTGCGCGATTACCAACATGCTGCGAGACTTTTTGTTGACAATTTATATAGATTAAGTCCGAAATTTTCATTTCTTTTCCATGTATATTTTGACATAAACCCAGCAGCAATGGGCATGACTGGTAAGGTATCCAATAATAATGAAATGGAAGTGGGTATGTTAGCAAAAACCGCAAGCCTTCCGAAGTATACTGTCAAAAATAAAGTGTACAACTCTTACAACAGAAAGAATGTAATCCAAGAATCGGTTCAATATGACCCAATAACCATAACATTACATGATGATAGTGCGGATGTTGTTAGAGGGTTTTGGGGCGATTATTACTCTTATTATTATAGAGACGGTGACCAATCAGATGCAACATACGGTCACCCCTACAAGTATTTGCCAAGTCAGAATCTGAATTGGGGATTCACCCCAAAGTCGGAAATCCCGTACTTAAATTCAATTAGAATATATAGTTTACATCAAACATATTTTAGTGGGTATACGTTGTTTAATCCAATGATAACATCATTTAAGCATGGTGACCATACACAGGGACAAAGTGAAACTATGCAACATGAGATGACAGTTGCCTATGAAGCAGTTCACTATCTAACTGGCTCTGTGGCGAACGGGTCGGTTACGGGGTTTGACCAGATACATTATGATAATACACCGAGTCCACTTGCGAGTAGTTCTGGTGTAATGAATGCGATGGCAATGGATACTAATTTAACTGGAATGATGGGCGGTTATACAAATTTGAGCCAATTTGCTGCCCCCATGATGGGTGGATTTAATAATTTTAATCAACTTGCCACCAATCCAATGGGCATCGTGAATAATCTCGCAAATAACGTAGTGAATCAAGTTGCATATGCGGCAACGTCCCAGATGGGACAAGC